CGCTTGCACGCCCTCCAATGTGATCCGTCTTGGGGTCCGTGTTACTTCAGTTTCGATACGAAGCCGATGGCTTTGGTCGTGATGATGTGTGCTCTCTCGTGCCCGACGATGATCAGAATGCCGAGGAGGTTCGCGCCGATGATGGCCAGCGTGTCAGGGCTCACTCGCATCTTGGAATCGGTTTCCTTGAGCTTGTAGAGCTTGACGAGCTGGTCCGCCAACTGGGCGTACTCCTTCGACGACTGGTCAGTGTCGTGCATCTCAGAGGTCAGACGTTCGATCACGATGTCCAGCGTAGTGGGCTCGTTCTTCTTGAATTTCATGGCGTCTCCTTAGATAGGGTCTCACTATAAGGGAAGTTTTCCCCGCGAGTACCTACTTAGGAGTGTCCTCGGAGAATTCCGTCTCCGTCGGTGGTTGCGGCATCGGCCTGGAGACGCCGTCGACCGAGAAGACGGCGGTCTTCCGCTTCTTCAGGTCGTTGGGGTCCGTGTCGATGTTCAGCACCATCCTGGGGTTCCCGGTTTCGGGGTGGACGAAGCTGATGGCGCCATCCTTGGGGTAGGTGGCCGAACTGAGGTGGAGGCCGACACCCAGGAACGTGTCGAGGGCGACCACGGACGCCGTGACCTCCTCAGCCCCTGGGAGGTGCCAGATCTGTGCGAGTGTGAAGTAGAGCGTCCCCGCGGCCGGAAGCCACACCTGTGCGATGGCCTTGAGGATGTCGTACGTCTTGCCCGAGATGGTGAGTTTCATCGTTTTCTCTCCTAGATATCAAGCGGCGGTAAGAGCACCGTTATCCGCATCAGGAAATGGATCTGGACGACGCGTCTTGATGTCGTTGATGAGGGTCGCATAGCGTGCCCGAGACATAATGGGGAGGCTCGAGACCTCAGCCACAATCCGTTCGGTAACGCCGTTCCCGCCAAGAGACTTGTACGGATCGTAGAGATACTTCCGGTAGTCCTCGTACTCGTCTTCGGTGATCCAGCCTCTCTCGATATAGGCCATTCCCATCGAGACGATCTTGTCGTAGGCGAGCCCCAGCGTAAGGCGCTCGAATTGCGTCTTGTTCGAGTCCTTACGCTGGAGATATGCCCAAAACCCTGTTGACGCGAATCCTGCAGTCGCCAACGTCAACAGTACCTGCAGTAAGAGATTCACAAGTCTCCCTTCCTCTCCTCACAGGGAGATATGTCAGATCGTTTCTTTCCAGATCCCGGCGAACCTACTCCAAGGTCTGGCCAGCTTCCAAACGCCCCCGTCCTTGACATACGGAATAGCGTCGTGCCACACAGCACCGACTTTGACACGAGCACCAGCGAGTGTGCTGATGGGCGTAACCGTCGACCAATCGCTCCAACCGATCGCGTTCTGAGCTCGCACCCAGAAGTAATATCGAGTCGAAGGGGATAGACCTGTTACTGCGTACGGCGATGATGCACTAACCGTAGTAACTGGAGCAGACGGGTTTGTTCCATACCCGACCTGGTATCCAGTGATCGGAGAGCCACCATTGCTGGCCGGTGTCCAGGTTACCGTCGCCGACACTTGTGTGATGTTGGAGACGGTTGGGGCTGTGGGTGGTGTCGGGGTGCGCAGTGTCGTGGCTTGAGCCACAGCACTCCAAGGGCTATACCCAGCGGAGTTGTGCGTGCGAGCCCAGACGTAGTACAGCGTTCCTGGGGTCAGACCCGTAATACTCGTGGATCCGTCCGAGGATATGATCGTAGCAGTACTGATGATGTTCGTTGTGTTATAGGCCAGTTGCCTCGAGTCGATTGGCGCCCCACCACCTCCATCGCTGAAGGTGGCGAACATGGACGTCGAGGTAACACTGGTGAGAGCCGGAGTCGTAGGAGCTGAAGATCCTCGGGGGATGTTCGGCAAGTTGATCGTCGAGGAGAGAGACGATGTGAAGTTCCCAGGAGTATCCCAATGGGCACTACCTACAAACTTGACGTTACCTACACCTGAAGAGTTGTGGTAGACACGAGTTGTACCAGCCCAGAAGGCATAGTCTCGGTTCGTACCAGCTCCTGATATAGGCCACCCAGACTCATAGCCTGAGAACCCTGTCGATAGCCCTACACTACTTCCGGTAGTGGTAGAGACTGCCAGGTTGCCACCGTGGATGTTGAAGTAGTACGAACCCCAGTGAACGCCTGCAGTCCACGTGACGTCTGTGAAGTTTCCAGAGACATTCGCAGCGGCGATTGTGTACTCGACGTAGAAGTACGAACCATGGTCCACTGCGCCCTGTATGCGAATCGCCATCAAGCCTCCTACGGAAGAATCTTGAAGTAGATATCGCCATCAGTTCCGCCTGTCGGGTCGGCTGTGCCCGATGAGATGCCGGCCGCCGTCCTGTAGGCAGCCTTGCCACTTGGGACTAGCGCTTTGAGCTGAGCGATGTAGTCACGAGTTCGGTTGATCTCTTGAGCACCGAGCTTGACCTTGCCTTCGTCTCCAGTATCGGGAACGATTGCATAACCAGCCGCTGCGGCGTCATCTCCAATTGCCATGCTTACCTCCTTACGCCGGCTCGTCGGCCCAGTGGATCGAGTCGTCTACGTCCTCCCACACAAGACCGATAGGCTGTGCGGCCCAGGTCCCAGGTGCAATGAACGTGTAGAGACTCAGCGTGGGGTAGATCCTCACGCCTTCCTTGTCGTGAACGTAGATCAGTTCGGTGATCTCCATCTGGTCGGTTGCTCCCGTCGAGTTTCTCTGCTCGACAAGATCGCCCAGGTAGTAGTCGACACCTTCCTGATACTGGCTACGCTGGTTCATCTCTCCATCAAACGCGGATATGCGACGGGCCTTAGAGAGCTCCTGGAGGCCTCTCTGCGTCATCTTGTCGATGGCCACGTCTGGATCTGTGTCGGTAATATCGTCAGCCTTGACGAAGAGTACCTGACGCTCAAATCCAGCAATGTCCGGGTCGACGTCCAGTGGGTAGACAACGATGAATCCCACAGGAGAGAAGACGTAAGCCACGTTCTTATACAGTGCGATCGAAGTCAACTCGGAGACGTTCTGGAGGTTGTCCAGATCAGGGCTGAATATGACCGCGGGTAGATCGGTCTGGCTGCTTGTCCGATCGCTGCCCATGTAGATGTCGAAATATAGTTGCGACATGTCGTAGTTTCTCAAGATCCTGAAACCCATGTTGTACTGATCGCACAGTGTCTTGATGGCTGCGTAAACAGTCGCAGGTTCAATCTCAAACGTAATCGTATCTGCGGGTTCCGGAATTGTGTCCGCAGGTAGAATGCTTCCCTCGTTCATGTAGGGAAGAATGTCTCCAACGTCCAATGTTCCAGTAACGCAAATATCGTGGAAGATTTGGCGTGCGATGTCTCCCGGTGTCCCGGTCAGGATCCACTTCGGCTCCGTCACAAGATCTGTCATGGCTCCTCGCGCAAGGCGTGAATCCAAGATGGTTTCGAACGATCGACCGCTGATCGTGAGGGTAGATACACCCTGACTGTCCGTGTGGTCCTCGACAGTCTCCACGGTCATTACTCGCATCGACTTGTTCATGGCTAGGCGAACGCCAGGAATGAACCTTCGCTTATCTTTGACCGAGGTGTTCAAGACCAGCTGAAAATCTCCGAGGTCTCTCTTACGGTCAGTCCAGATCAACGACTGAAAGACATCGATGACCTGAACCCTCCGCAGGAAACTGTCGAGTATGTAGATCTCAAGTCCGTCATCCATTACAGCCCCCCATACCTCGGAAGATATGAGAATGTGTAAGGGATGGCTGCTCCCTCAGCATAGACTCGAATGAGATTGTCACCCTTGGAGAGCTGTGTCCAGGAAGACTGCGGGGTGATCCAGTAGAGAACCTGGATCAGAGTTCCGCTTCGGACAACTTCAGCTCTCTTGTCTCCCTTGACCGTAGATATGGTCAAGACATCCCCGTTCAGAAGAGCACCCGAGAAGTCGAGCTGTCGGGTGGTTCCGTCTGGGGTTTGGTGGTAGATGGTGAACTCGGTCAGGTCTCGGTTCAGGTTCATCACCAACTGGTAGCCAACCGGAACACTTCCCGGATAGGCGTACGTAGTCGTTGAGGAATCAGAGACAGTGTAGGCGTCGTCCGTAGCCGTCTCGATATCGATGAAGTCCGGGTCGAAGCACATGATCGAGAGATTCATGACTGGTTCTTCGGCGAATAGCGGAGCCTCGCAAGACTCCACTATCCCCGAAATATCGACAGTAAGACCGCCATCGTCGTAGAACCTGAGAGAGACCGGCATGTTCGACATGAAGAAATCGTAGAGTCTGCTACGGACGTCGAACACGTTGGTTGTTACGTAGTCCGGCTCGAGAGGAATCTCGAACAACAGATTCCTGGGCTCACGAGTTCCGGCGTTGAATTGAGCCCCGTCAAGTTGGGCGAATTTCGAGGAAACGAGCGTTGCCTTGACGGGATCCAACCCCTGAATGTCCGAAATAACGATGCCATCAGACATGTCATCGAACTCAAGATTCAGAAGATCGCCCTGTGGGTTCCGGGCTTCAACTTTGTAAAGCATTACGGCAGAGCTCCCTTCGTCTTCGAGAGTTGGTTGTTGGTCTGTCGGTAGATCTCAGCCTCGGACAAGGCCTTGGGCGAGTTGTTGTTCTGAACGTATGTGACGTTACCGACTCTGGGCGAACCGTTAGGTCCCCCGTTGGCGGTGTTGTTTTGATTGAAGCCAGCACGGGCGTTCCTTGCGCTGGTGTTGGATGTCGTCGGAGATATGACACCCCCGCCAACAATGCTTCCGATCTGGCTTGCGTCCTTCCTGACTCCAGACAAGTCGAGAACTGGAGTAATAGTCGGATTGAGATCCATGGAGCCCGGGATAGCATCAGCGATCCCTGCCATGGTCTTCGCAACTGCATCGAGAGTGTTGGACGCCACATCGGTTGCCGAGTTCTCAGCCAAGTAGGAGAACTTGGAGAGACCATCAGCCATACCCTGGGCTGAGAACTGACCGACCTCCATGAAGGCTTTGGACGGTGAGTTGATCCCAAGGAACTTCTTTGCCGCATCCAGGGCCGACTTGGCGACGTTCTTAGCCGCGTCAATGACCTTACCCACACCGCCGAATAGACCACCGGTCATTCCGTCGATGATGGCTGTGGTCAGATTGAGTCCAGCCTGATGCATCGCTTCCGTGTTATCACGAATCGCCTTAGCGAGACCGTTAACGAAATTGATGATCATCTTCACGCCGGCGTCGACCACGCGGGGCAAATTGTTGCCGATAGCAGTTAGGAAAGCGACAATAAGATCGGTGGCTGTGCTAACAACCTTGCCGATGTTATCGCCGATACCCTTGAGAACTCCGATTATGATCTTATAGCCAGAATCCACGTACTCGGGGATGGACTTGACCAACAACTTGAGCAGAGTGTCGATCAGAACCTGGAGAGTCTGACCGATCTTCGGCGTCAACTTGATGATGGCGTCCATCAAAGACGTGAGAATCGTGACAATCGCTGTCGTGAACTGAGGACCCGACTGAGCAATGATCCCCGCAAAGGCAACAATCCCGAGGGCTAGCTGCTCAAGCACGAGAGGAATAAGACTCGCCAGAGTCGTGACCATGTTGTGCAGGGCGATCGTACCGGCGTATCCTGCCGCAGCGAGAGCGGTAAGAGCAACAGCGAAAGCCAAGACACCAATACCGGCCGCCAATATACCAACGCCAAGCAGAGTCACTGCAACTCCAAGAAGGAGCAGTGTAGGCACTACAGGCGTCAGTACAAGTCCGGCTAGACCAAGAATAACGAAGACGCCAGCAAGAGCGACAAGGCCCTTGATGATGGCGTCCCAAGACATGTTCCCGAAGGCGATCAGGACTGGCGCAATGAGCGCCAGAGATGCAGCCACGATGATGAGAGCGAGAGCGCCTTCATCGAGTATCCCTTGAACCACGGAGGAACCGGGTGCGATCAAGCCTGGTACTGTTCATATCCTGTTGTCTCGCCGTCGCGGCATCCGCTCAGACCGGCGGTTCGGGCAGTTCCGGGGGCACCGCCTTCATCGACAGTACCCCCAGCACGCCTCCCGCCAGCACGCCCCCGCCCGGCACCAGCACGCCGGCCACACCGGGCACCACGC